CGTGATACCAGTCGTTTATCTGTCGTCTAGACTTGCCTACACCAAACCCTACTTTCCACACCACCGTACCGTTAGGCATCTGTGCCCATGGTTTGATAAACACTTTACATAAATGTTTACCTACCTTAATGGTAGATGTCAGTGTACGGCGGTGTGGTCTGTAAGTCATGCTCGGCGGTAGAATCGACGGTTGTAGTTACCTTCCCATACAATGTTTAGCAAGCTGATTGGGAAAGGAGTGTCACCAATAATTTTAATAGTTAGGTTTTCGTTACGTTGGTAGATTGGTACGTCATGCGTAGCAGATGCAGCCAAGTTAACGTTGTTCAACACATAAGTGTTAGGCAGTGTAACGTTGACTACATTACTCCAACTATCTTTACCAGTAATATCAACCTTGTAAGTAATAGGACCAGTCAGTCCTGTAGAAACCTTAATACGATGTAGGATCAAATCTGCAGTGTTATCTGCAACGGAACTGCGACCTTCAGTCTGTACAGCGTACAGGGTAGGTAGCTCAACAGACATGTCATAAACATATCCGACAATCAGATCACGTCCACGGTAATCACCATTTAACGTAACTTGGTTGTTAGTAATACCACTGTCTTCAAAGTAATCAACAGAACCTTCAGCCTCATCGGTTGCAGAAATAACATCACCGATATAAGTACCAATAGCTACAACAGCTAGTTTTTTACCAGTAATATGGTCAAACGGTAGGGTTACTGTAGTTTTCTTTGTAGAAGATGAATAAGTTCTGTATGGATTGATGTTAAACATATCCAGACATACGTCTGTCTTTTCACCCGTAGGCAGAGTCAGGTAACCAGATTCACTAGCTTGTGTTAGGTCATACGATGTCAGATATACATTACTACCAGAGCTAGTTACAGCATAATAGGTAGTCTTGTCGAAGAACTGCAAACGCAGATCTCCAGTCAACTTCCATTTGTACCAGGTTTGGACTCTGTTATCACCTTGAATAAAGAACCTGTGTTGATATACAGTATCGCTACCAGACTTACCAAGTGAAATAATAGACATAGCTGGTGAAGATACCATCGTATCAATACCACTAGGTACGTATTCAGGTACGTTTTGTGTAGCTTCGTCGATTGCTGCAGCCGCTTCTTTCTGAACGTTAAGCATTAAGAACAGCTTGCTGTATAGATTAGATTTACTAATAAATGCTTGAGCTGTACCAACAGCAACAGCATCTACCTCAGAGTCACATTCAAACGTACTGACTGTATTGATTTTAGTTGTGGTAGGACTTAGAACGTCAGCATCTGTAGACAGCAAGAACTGCTCATTAGGACCAAACACCAGCAAACCTACACTGCTAGACAGCGTATAGTTCAACGACACAGGACGTACAGAAGTAGCCTGAAGGTCGATAGGGTCATCAGCAGCAACTACCTGGGAGCTGTTAGCAAAGAAGTTAAAGTAATCACCAGCACGGCTCATGATCACAGCTTCGTTAGCTAGCAAACCAAGACGGTTACGGTAGAAAAACAGGTTGTTAATCTTTTTACCGATAAAGCTAGGAATAGGGTTAGTGGTATCATCACCTACTAAGCGGTCAGTCCAATTTACAGGTTCGTATTTAAACACACCAGTGGCTTGACGCACAAGCTGGTGAGGCATGGTAGTCTCATCAATTTCAAATTGAAGACCCGGAGCAATAGTTTCTTCCCAAACTCCAGGACCACGTGCAGCGTTGTTACTGGTTTTAAACTCTACGTAAACATCATCGGCATTTACATCGTCACTGTTTGTGACTCTAACAATGTAACCATTTTCACACTGGTTAGGAAGACGTGAGGCTACATTGATTTGTTCTTGGAAAGCAAAGAGACCTTCTTCTGAAGACGAGCCGGCTGTACTGATTGTAAATGCACTGGTGGCAGTAATGTAAATTCCAGGACCAACCTGGGTAGCTGTAACACCACTCATGGTGTTAATGTCTGCAGTTAAAGCAGCAGCTACACTACCAGCGTCAAGGGTAGCACCTGAAACTGTATCAGGTGTGCTATGTGTTTTAGTAGTACTGTTAATAGTAACTTTATAGTCTGCGTTATATGCAACAGTTCGGATAACTACAAATGCTTCGTTTGGTTGAGCAGCAGATGTAGCAGCCTTCATAGCCGTAGTCTTGTTTTTATTTAAGACAAACGTATAGTCGTTGATCGTAAGGATTTCGATGTCCTCAGGATTAGCATCCTTTAGATATGCACCAGCAGGAATGTTAGCAGCACCGATCGCACAGGCAGTAACCTCAGCATCGTAGTCACCTTTTTCAACACCCTCAGTAGACACCGCTGTGTTGTAAGCAGTCTGGGCTGTACCCATAGCAGTCGTAGCTGTAGTAAGCTGAGCAGAAGTATGCGTAGCAGCTACGTCTTTTTCTACCTCATACACATAATAGCCATCACGCTTAAACCACGGATAGTCATCTGTACGATCGTTGCCTAAGACATAGCCTGTAGGCATAGCACCACCTTTAGCAACAACTGCTACGTTTTTTGCATTTCCTGTTAGGCTATCATCTTTGACAATACGTTGACCGTTGTCAATACGCTCAAGGACACCAGACTTTAGAGTCTCTTCGTAGTAACCATTCTTGTACGTAACATCTACGTCAAACAGGTTTACTTTGGTTTTGTTTTGACCGTCGTTAGCTTTTTGAAAATCAGCTTGTGCTGTGTGTAGATCAGATAGCTCTGTATCAGTGGTTGACTGTGCTGTGTTGTATGTATCTAGATCACTCTTAAGATTAGTAATGTTACAGGCACTAGGCTGTCCAGTAGCAGCAGTGGTACCCATGTCCACAGCACGAGGTTTTCCATCGATCAAACTCCAGATACGGAACTGCCCATCAGTGGTGTCATACTGACAGACATACTTTTCATTTGCATCCCGAAGGATTGGAAACCAACGTCCTCGGGCTGTTGCATCGTACAGTTCTGCTTCAAATTTACCACCTGGTCGCTTGAGCAATCCGAGCGCATAATCAGGGAAGACGTTAGAAGCTTCTCTAACTTGACCCGGAAACTTAAGTTTGTCAGGTTGCTGGGATACACCCAGAAGCAAGTTAGGAATCCTTTGGGAAATAGTACTCATCGTGCAAGTGCGTTATATGGTTGATAGTTGTTGTAAGTATTCTCACCATCACGCCAACCAAAGATACTATATTCACCTTGGTTACAGTCGTACTCAACTGCAGTGGCACGGGTTACAAGTTCTTGTTCTTGCAGTAGTTGGCTAAGTTGTGCTTCACCAACTGTTTTAATTGCAGACATACGTGCAGCTCGTGCTGTAATGTAGTTCTGAATCGGTGGCGGTACATCATCAAATTCAAACAACCAAGTAATATCAGCTTTGATGTCTTGTTTAAATTTGTATGTGTGGTTGAGTCGGTCGTAGAGTTTCTTTCCACGTCGTACTACATCATAGTCATCACGATGTTGATCTTCGTTTGTATCGACCTGCAAAGCATTGGTAGGATACAAGATCTCTTCAGTTGTAGAGTCGGGCTTGAGCGTGTAGTTGCGCTCCTGGTTGAACATCCAACCTTCACTTTGGACCTGCTTGTTTACTTCTCGCAGGGTGGTAAGCACGATAGCAACCTCAGGGTTCTGAAGGTCAAGCGTGGTGACAGGAGCCTGTCCCACGGAGCTTAGGATTTGATTGACAGCATCCAGTTCGGTGGACGCAGCATAGGTGACAGGCATAGTAGTAATAATTAAAAAAAAGGGACCCCGAAGGATCCCTGTATAAAAGAACTGATATGTATCAGCCGCCGTAACCAGCGTTGTTGGTAGCGGTTTGAACCGTACCGAACTGAGCAGGTGCAGTTGCAGTACCAGCAAACAGCTCAACGGCTGCAGCAGGGTTCAGGTAATCTGCGCCCATAGCGAGTCGTCCCAAAATCACGTCACCCTGGTAGACCACGGAGACGTCACCCGAGGTGACTTGCACTTGAGGACCGATTGCTTCAACACAACCAGCGGCTTCTTTCTGGAAGATAAGGCCGCAGGAGTTCTTGAAGTCACCAGTTGCGCCGTCACCACCTTCACCGTACTCGTTGTTGATACCGGTGTCGGAGTTTTCAGCGTCTTCCATTGCCTCGCCAACAAAATCACCGGAGTTACCAGGATCGGTTACACCAGGGTTTGTAGCGGAACCAGTACCATACTTGGTACCATAGTTGCCGAAGAACGGAATGTTCATGGACTTGTAGATCTTGATACCAGCGATCTCAATGATGCCGTTACCACCCTGCAGAGCAGAGCCTTGGACATCACGGTTCACCAGACCGTTAGAACCGATAGCTTGGATCAGCTCATAGTACTGGCGAGGGTTAAGAACGCCCACACGTCCGTCGCTGCTGACACCCTTTTCGTCGAGTGCAGCTGCAGCGTCGTAGAACGCGGAGATCAGGTTAGCAGAGTTGTAAGCATCAGAAGCGTTGGTGGTAGTACCGACGCGGATCTGAGTACCGCCGGGCTCTACGAAGCTAGTCTTCTGGACCGGGGACTTAGCACGTGCACCGCGAGCGATAGCACGGAAGATCAGACGGTCATACTTTTGTGCGAGAGCGTAGCCGATCTTCTTAGAGATTTCGGAACGCAGGTCGTAATGAGAAAGGGTCTCATCAAGGTCGTAGACGAAGGCGCTAGAGATCAGCAGGTCATCGACAGTGATGGTCTTTTCGGCCACCGGCGGTGCACCGTTGGAGTTACCAAGGATTGCTTGACCGGGAGTATGATACTCAGCCGTAGTACGACCGGTGTAGATGAACTGCATCGACCGGCCTCCGGTCAGGGTGCGCTTCATCACAAGGTCACGAGCGATTGCGTTATACTCGAACCCTTTGAACATCTCTCCACTGAACAACTTCAGATAGAGAGCGCGGGCGTCACCCGCAG